GTGAGACAGATACAGAGGGAGCTGTAAATACAGCGGCGGCTAAGATAATAACAGAATTGGATGAAACTCAAGCCGTATGCGATAAAATAGACGACGATTTAGTTCTTGCAAAGGCGGAGGTTGTTCTTGCTAAGGCAGAAGCGGCTGAACTTGCAACTCAGACTGATAACAGTAGCGATATTGCAACTGCGCTTACAGCAATAAATACAGCGGCTGATAAATTTAGAGATGCAGTTGGAGACCCATCTTTGATTGGCGACCAAGATACTTATACTACCGGTACTGGGATGACAGGTGTTAAGGTTTATGTAGATAGAGCTATATCTTATATAAATGGGAATCATCCAGATGCGGCTTATGATTTAACGGCTAATCTTGCTGACGTAGACGCAGAATTAACAAGTGAAGATATTGAGCTTGCCAGTGCAAGGATGCAACAAACTCAAACGACCATAAATGCTGTTGATGCAGATTTAAAAATAGCCCAGACCTATATAACTGAATGGAATACAATGGTTCAGACTTTATCTGCCGAGATAAATGGATATACTTCAGAAGTTCAGGCGAGGGGTGGTTTTAGTAGCGCCAAAGAAAAGGCTGTTGGGGGCCATATTCGTACTGCTCAAACATATGTATCTTCTGCACAGGGATTTGGAAATGAAGTACAGGCTAAAATTGGTATAGCAAACGGATATGTTGCTGAAATCACTATTAGATTAAAACAGGCAGAGGCAAAAAGACAAGAATCTCAATCTAGGTTGGCGGCTGGTAATGCTTATTTTCAAGAGGCTGGTTCAATTGTTACTCAGGGCAATGCTTATATAAAAGAGGCTGAATCATATATAGCACAGGCATCTGGTTATGCCAATGAAGCAAATGCTCGCGGAGCATTCACCACAGCCAAGTTTAATGCTGTTCGGGGTTACTTAGAGACCGCTAAAGGATATGCTAATGAAGTACAATCCCTCTTATCGCAAATACCTATGCGTGTTCAAGAATATCAAGCAAAAGTACAGGATGCTTTAAATACATTTAATAAAGAAAACGCTTCTTATCAGGCCAAGCTTCAGGAGGGTATACAGCAGGCCCAGATAAACGCTCAAAAAGCACAGCAACAGGCCAGTATAGATGAGAAGAAAGTTACACAGCAGGCGCAGGTATCATCTCAGACGAAACAGACACAGGCTCAGCTTGATGCACAGGATGCCCAGCAGGAGGCGTCGTTAAAACTTCAGAAAGAACAACAGGAATATGCTGAGTCACTTAAAAAATACAGTGCAGAGGTAAGTAAGTATCAGGCGGATGTTGGTAAAGAAGTTCAGGAATACACACAGAAACTTTCTCGTTATCAATTGGAATTAAATACTGTTTATAAGGCTTGGGAAAAAACAGAGACAGATAGTTTACAGCAGTATCAGGTAGATATTCAAAATGAGTTAAATGACTTTAATAAAGACAATGCTAGATATCAAGCCAATATTCAGGCTGAATTTAATAAAGCGAATCATGATCTAGAGGTTGCTGTTGCTAATGCAAATAATTTAGCTCAGGAATATAGACAGGAAGCACAGCAATCTACTGAAATGGATAAGTTTAATAAGGCGCAGGATCAGGCACTAGTTTTAGCTAATGCGGCGAAACAGATAGAAGACTTGATTGCTGATAATAATAGTAAGTTACAGAAATATTCTAATGAGCTCCAGAAGTATCAAGCTGATATAAATAAAGACATACAGCAATATCAGTCTAATTTAAGTCAAAAGACTGAAGAGTTTTCTTCGAGCGCTCAGGTTCAGCAATCTTATTTACAGGAAGCGCAGACTGGTATCGCGGCTGGTGGAGCGTATATACAGGAAGCTCAGGCTATTATAGCTCAAGCTCAGGGATATGCGGCAGAAGTAAACGCTAGGGCCGGCTTCACAGGAGCGAAGTCACAGGCTGTACAGGCATATATAAATACTGCCAGCGCCTATTTAGCTGAGGTAGCTCAGGATATAGCATTAGCTCAAGGATATGTTGCTACTGTTGGAGCTTATGTACAATCGGCACAAAGTTATTCTTTAGAAATAGACTCAAGATTGAAATATGCCGCTGGATTTGGACAGACAGCACAGACGCGCTTGGCTAATGGTAATGGATTTTTGGCGGAAGCCGCAGGTAATGCCAGTGAGGTACAGGCTTATGTAAATGAGGTAGCGGCAAGGGTACAGCAGGTACAGGCACAGATTGGAGTTGCCGGTGGCTATAATGCAACAGCCGCAGGCTATGTACAGGCGGCTCAGGGATTTATTGGTACAGCTCAAAGCTATGCAAATGAGATACAATCTAAGATAGCTATCTCTCAGGCTTATGCTAATGAGGCGCAGGTTAGGCTGGCTGTAGATACAAAAGAATACGAGTGGTTAATGGGTCAGCAGGCAAAGTTGCAGGTTGACTATGATAAAGGTTTACAAATTTTAATGGGTGGCAGAGCAGTGCCACAACAACAATAATAGGAGTTAATTATGGCGGCAAATAGAGCAACAGTAAATGTATCGGCATCACTATTGCCAGATAGTATGAAAACAAATGTTGGTGGAGTTGTTGAATACGATATAGACGACAATGGAAGTGCTAATAAATGGTTTTATGTAAGAATGCAAACAGATGGTACAACTGCGCGTGACTTAATAACTGAAGATGGTGTACAATATTTAAATGAAACAATTACTTATACTGATACAATTCCTTTGACAGTTGAGGCGACTGACGATTGTGTTTTTCTTGTAATAAAAAATACAGCAACAACTAATGGAAGTACAGCAAGTACAGCTAATTTATATGTAGGATTAACTGGCGGTGATTTAGCAGTAAATTCAGGTACAATTGTTATTGCGCCAAATGAAGTTTGGTTTGCTAGATTAAGAGGTGAAGCTTTAGCGGATATAAATGCGGCAAGTTCATCTGGTGATTTAACATATGATGTATATGCTATAGCTGAAGATGGCGGATTTTAATGGCAGTCCATTCGCTTACTGTTAAGCAGATTTTAAGCAGGGTGCGGCAGGTATTCCCTGACGCTCCAGAAGCTTATGTCATAAGTCTTATTAATGATGCACTTACAGAAGCTGGTCTATATAATGTTAAGACGGTACATGCAAAGATAACAACAGTGGCGGATCAGATGTGGTACGATCTTGGTGATGAATCATACAGTTCTGACGGCACTGCTTACAAACTAGATTTAAATAAATTGTTTCGGGTTTATTTCATGGATAGTACCGGCGACTATATCCAGATACCGAGACTATTAGATAAAGATTTATTATTAACAGATATATCGAGTGAGTCGGCACTGGTTGGGCCGGATACTAAATAATGGCAAGTAATATAAAATATCCAGACGCTTCTTGTCTCTATTTCTTAGAGGGTGATAGTTTCGCGCTGGTGACTAATGTTGACAGTTCCGGTACTCAGAACACATCACTGCGCAAACGGTGGAAGGCAATACAGGAGGCAGTTACTGATGGTTTACTGTTATGGTATCATGCTGAACCAAATAATATTACTTCAATAAATGATACGCCGGATATTGATAATGCACTTCATTACCCGATAATAGATTTTGTTAAAAGATGTTTATACATGGATAGGGCGGGGGCATCCCCAGACCCTAACACATCTTCCGTAGCCATGAACATGGCGCAGTTTCATGAGAATAAATGGAACGAAGGTCTTAGGCGCTATGGCATGCGGAAGCGCGATAAGGTTGGCGGTACGCGGGCAATAAAACCACCAGACTTAACATAGTCCAGATAGGGATGATTCTCGCCCCGCAGGTTGGACACAAAACAAAAAGAGGAATACAATGGCTGATATTCAAAAATACAGGGCTCATGAATCCCTGAATACTTCAAGTGCGGCAAACTGGTCTGTCCAGAGCGCCGCGACAGCGGCTAGTGCGGCGTCATCTGTAAAGGTGACCGGCTACCATACTATACATATACAAACAGATGAAGATATATATTTTCTATTCACTACCAGTACAACAGATAGTTTGAGTACTGCTAACGATCTCTATCTAATGGGTGGTGACACAATATACTCTGTAAAGATACCGAATGGTTTAGGTCGGGACGTATATATCCAATGGGAACGCAAGGGCAGTTCTGATGCTACTGTGCGTTACGTATTGGCTTAGAGGGGGTATATAATGGATAGTTTAATATTTGCAAAAGTAGCTAACGACATCTCTTCCGGCGGTACTGTTAATGGTGATTTAACAATCTCTGGTGACTTAACCGTATCCGGTGGCGGTTCATTAGCTTTTGATGAAATACTTGAGGGTGCTCAAGTAATAGACATAACCAATGCTGAGGCGTTCTTAGTTCGTAAGAATGGTGATGCTGGTGATGTATTTACAGTTAATACCAGTACAGTAGGAGCCACTTTATTAGGGGCTCTAACAATCGGTTCTGACGGCTCAGGGCATGATGTAATATTTTATAGTGATACTGCTGGAGACAGCTTCACATGGGACGCATCAGAAGAAAAGCTAACAATCACTGGTATAGATGGACAAGTAGCGTTAGCTATACCTGACGGTAATGTAACTATCACTGACGATTTGGATGTTGCTGGCACAACAAACTTAGACGCTGTTGATATAGATGGCGCAGTTGATATGGCAAGTACATTGCAAGTCGATGGAGCTATTACATCTTCAGCAGGTGCTACAATTACAACCGCAGATAATTTAGATACACTATCACTTGTATCAACAGACGCTGACGCTAATGCTGGCCCTCATTTAAGGTTTTATAGAAATTCAGGCTCACCAGCAGATAACGATTACATAGGAGAATTACAGTTTGAAGGTAGAAACGACAACTCACAAGATGTTGTTTATGCTGGTTTTCAAGGAAGAATACTCGATGCTTCTGATGGAACAGAAGATGGAAGATTTGAACTATATACTGTAAGAAACGGCTCTCAAATATCAATGATGATGACGGACGCTGGAGAAATAATATTTAATAATGATTCTATAGATTTGGATTTCAGAGTAGAATCAAATGGTAACGCCAATATGCTATTCGTTGATGGTGGAAATGATAGAGTAGGGATTGGGGTATCCGACCCAAGCGACTTACTTGAGGTTAAGTCAGCCGCCAGTGCGGATAGTTCAATCGCAATTACTGCTACATCGGCAGGGAATGACGCATTGCTGAGATTTCGC